ACATTACCTAAATCTGAACGAAGACTAGACATTGTAACTTGTTTTCCGTTAATATTTGCTTCATGGTCGTTAATTCTGCTATCTATTCGTTCATATGTATTTAACTTTTCATTTGCAACTGACTTCTTAATACCTAATTGTTCAGAGCGATTGCTTTCTTGATTTTCTCTATTTATAGCCTGAGCATCTGCTTTTAAAGCTCCAAGTCTTGAACTTGTAACTTTTAAAGAATTGTTGAATTTATTTAAAGATTCAGTATCTCCAATATTTGCGAATTCTGTACGTAATTTTTCAATATCTGACTCTAATTCTGGAAATTGTTTTGTATAGGTAGAAAGTTTTTCTAACTTATTATTTGCAATTTCTTTTCCAGTTTCTAAATCGGTTGAATTGAAAGTAGGTTTAATATTGTCAGCATTTCGTAATTCTCTGGTTAAAGATTTGAAATTCGTAATTGCTGTTTTGGCTGCAATTTGAGTATCATCAAATGTATCAGCATTTGAATTCTTTAAATCTGATAAAGCTTGTTCAACTTTAAGTTTTTCATCTGAAAGTTTGCTTAATGATTCATCGGAAGTAATAGGTCTTGATGAATTTTTATCCTCAGCGTTTCTTCTTAACTGATTATAAGTATTCTCTAAATTTGAATAAGCTGTTTTTTGTTTTTTAACAAAATTATCCACTTTAGATGAAGTAGAATCTAATGTCTTTGTATATGTTGTAAGACCTTGAACAAATCCCATAATAGGATTGTTATCATCATCGAGTCCTACTTGTCCCCATCTCATATTCTTTAGTATCGTTTCACCTGCTTCGGTTTGATACTTAAAACTTGCTCCACGTAACTTTTCAACTTGTTTAATAATTGTATTTCCAAAAACATCTTGAGATGGTTCATCTACTAATTGTGTGCTATATTTCACCTGAACAGCAGTATTATTTTTCTTTTGAATTTCTGCAATTTCTTTACTTACCGCTGATTCAAATTTATCGGAACCATCATATGAATAATTAAATGGAACATTGATTCTTTTTGAAGTAATACCTGTTCTTAAAGCAGATGCGGTTTCCTGGGACATTATTTCCCCAATTTGTTGTCCCGTATTCCTTACAATACTTTGATTTCTATTTGTGAGAATATTATTTAAAGTGCTAGAAGGTATATTTAAATTGATGTCAATTTGTTTCCCATTTAAATTATTTATCTGTCTTTCAATATCGTTTAGTTTATCGAATCCAGATAATTTACCCTCAATAACAACGCTATAGTCAGCCATAAGTCACCTTCCTTTTAACAAAAAAAAGAGAGGTACGACTGACCTCTCATAAATAACATATTTTTATATTTTATCAACTAAATTCTTTTGCAAAATTTTCTTTTGCTCTGTCTTTGATTTTCTCAAATGCATTCTCATCATAATTGGGATTTCCTAAAACTCCATAGGTTCCTGTCATAGTTGCAGCTAAAACTTCTCCACCATCAAATGATCCGGTATTGTAAGAAATCTGTTCACCTTCATACCCAACTTTAACACTTGCTGTATCACCTGAAATATTTGGAGATTCAACATTTTTTGCACCTTTCAATGTATCAGTTGGTTTATAATATTGTGGTGGTCTACCTTGAGAATAATATTCCTGAAAGGATTCGTTTATAATGGCATCCGCATCAGAATAAGTCGCTTGTATTGCTTTTGCTAACTTACGTTGACATTCTTTATGTATTTGTCCTAGCTTCATAACTCGCCTTTAACTCTCTAGTTTTGCTAATTTTTCTTTTAGCTCACGAATTTGTTTATTTTTGTCATCGAGAATTTCCTGTGTTGCTTTATCCATGTCAAAATCAACTGATTTCTTTACAATTTCAGAAATTGTATCCGGTGTTAAATCTGTTTTTGCATCCTTCATCTTTTTTAAAACATCTAGTGTCATTTTAAGATTTTCCTTTGTTGCAAATGACAAATCAAGTTTTGAAAAGTTTCCAAAAGAATCAATTACAACATTAGCAAATTCCACAATTTTGCTTAAATCGACATTATCATGAATAACTCTCTGTTTTGTAAATTCAATCTTATCAGTTGCATTTAAGAAAATATTATGCGGATCTTTTGCAATGTAATTATTTACGATGTTTCTAATTTGTCCGTCTAACAGATATGCTGTATATTCCGTCTCTTTTTCTTCTAACTGCAATCCAGAAATTAAATATCTAACAACTGCAACAATCTTACCAGTTTCAACATAATATGGTGTATAAATTCCATATTTAAATGCGTATGATACTACACACTCAACAGCGTCTCTAATATTTTCCAGGGTGATATTTTCTTTAATTTTCAGATTGTTCTTAATCATGTTCAATTCTCCTTGTTATTAAATTTAAATATTAGTGGGAGAGTAGTACTCTCTATATTTATGTTCTCCATTATAAATTTTCACAACTTTCAATATTATCTAAAAGTTGCTCAATATCATATCTATAATTCACCTTTAGTTTCTTTTTATTTATCAAAATTGGATTACAATATGAAAGTAAGTCATTTTCATTAAAACTTTTTTTAGAAATAGAATCAGCTAATTGATTCCACTCAAGAATGGATAAAAAATATGTATTATCAGTTTTTCTAAAGTCTAAAATAAAACCACTATAGACATTTTTATATTGAGAAAAATTTTTTAAAGATTCAATTTGATGGAAGTGTATAATTCCTTTTTCAGTTTTAGTACGTTCAAAAGAACACGATCCATTGAACGACTTTAACTCCAATGTCCAAAATGTTCTCCTCTTGTCGTCAAATAACATAAAATCACATGGGCTATGTCTACTAAATCGAAGATTAGAATTTGATTTCATATCAAACGATTGTGATTGATCCGGAGGTCTATATACTAAAACATATTCTGGTATAGATTTTTTGAAGTTTTCCTCAAAAATCTTTCCTACATTTTTTGCTATAACATTCACTTCTTTCTATATATTATCTATATAATACAAAAAGACACCTTGAAATTACCAAGATGTCCTTTTGCATTATATTTAATTATTTCTTATAAAATGATAATTTTCCATTTAGAGTCCTTGTATTGCTCTTTGATGTCCGGCACACTTACTTTATCGAAATACCCTTGATTATGTATTTGTGCATATATACCAGACACATTCAATATTACAATATGTACTAAATTTTCCTTCATATTCACATTCATCGTTACGCCACCTCCAGATATCCGTATTTTCGAAGCAGCTTCGTTATGTATGGAATACCTTCAGGATATACCCTTGTTTGTAAATGAGCTGATCCGTCCGGTGCGATAGCAGGAACAGTCATAAATTTATTTTTATTTGTTGGATTTTCATATGGAATATTATCACCATTTTGATTCTTAAACAGCAATCCAATTTTACGCATATAATCGAACAGCTTATATTCACCAATTCCAACAAGATGAGCAATGTCATTTACACAAAATGTTCCTTTAGTATCCATTAACAATTTCCAGTCTTTTTCTGTAACCTCTAATGCAGCAATACGTTTCTTTTGATTTGCAATAATTTCATCTTTATGTTTGATTGTCGCATCGGCAATCTTAACTGCATGTGCAAGAATTAGTTCATTTGGTTCATCTTCCTGAATTGGGATGTAACCACCTGTCATTTCAATAGACGGTAATACCTCATCTGTAATCCAATCTTGAAATTTTTCTGCGTTACTTGTTTGTGATTTAAATATCAATTTATATACACCACTTTTAGTAATGAATTTCTCGCCACGATTATTAAGTTTTCGGAAGTCCATATCTCGGACATCTGAATTTCTTAATATAACTGCTTGGTTTTCATTCATCTTTGCAAGATAATTTCTTACATTACTATCGCTAATTTCAAGACATCTACCTACATTATAAGGATTAAATAATGCTTTTCCTTGGAAATTAAAACATTCAACATCTACAGTTTCAAATCTTTTAATAAAACTTAGTCCATTCATGTGTTATACCCTTTCTAAAAAAATACTTGATTAACCATTCTAGTTAGGATATAATAGATTTCCTATTTTTTGTTAAGGTCTTTCTTTATTAAGTCAAGAATATAATCTTTCAATGTTTTATCAAGTTCCAAAGCACGAAACTTAATTTTTTTATATAATTCTTCTTCAACCTTAATATTGATTCCCTTATTAGCCATGAAATTCACCTCCTAAGAGTATATTACTACATTGCTACATAGCTGTCAATACATAAATATAGTATTTTTGTATCTTGATTTTTCTTTTGATATGAAGTAGAATGAAATATGTCTGGCAACAGACTATGTACGAGAATCACTTTACCTTACTGCCAGGTTCGGAGAGTGATTCTCAATTTTTATTCTCTTTCTAATATTTTATCTGTTATGAGTTTTAAACCATTACGAACTAATTCCGCTTTCGATTTATCTGTAATATCACAACATTTTTCCAAATCATCATTTTCTTCATCTGTAAGTCTAACAAACAATTTATGATTTCTTGGATTATCTGAAAGAGGTCGTCCCATTTTTGCAGACATATAACACCTACTTTCTGTCTATCAATAATTACAAGATAATAATACTTTATGATAGGCAAAAAGTCAAGAACTTTTATTAAAAATAGAAGAGTAGTAACAAACATGAAAAACAGAAAAGGCACCCAAATATGGATGCCCGATGCCAAATAACATTACATTTGGCTCAATAATATTAAATCTCCCAAGAAGTCAATTTTGAAATTTTAGAAATGATATGAAATTAAAACGATTTTGGTAGGATTCGTAACCTCTATGAACAATAGTTTTGATAGGATCTATAACCTCTACATAAAATGATTTTAATGGATTCATAACCACATACAAATTCATATTGCAGGTTTTCTGCTGGTTCTCAGCCACGCATACCATATAGGCATACTATAAATCGAGACAGATATTTTTACGACTTCCATCTGTCGGTAGCTTTCTGCCACTACGAGCCACACATATCATATAGACATGCTAATGTTTCGATATGGATATTTTAACAACTTCCATTTGTTCAGAACTTTAAGTGCTTGCTCACCAAGGTCATTACTTCCCTTATTCAAATCATAGTATATAATATAAATATTTGTCAATACTTAATTTGAAAAATATGAATTGTATAAATAATCTAATTCCAACCATGTATATTAGAAAAATCATGAGCGTAACCTTTAGTACGTCTTTCTCTATTCTTTAGTACATATCCCTTAGAATATGAGTATAAGTCACTATAAGGGGAATTAGAAATTATTTTTTCTTTATTGATTGATACTTGATTCTTTCTACTTATTCTCTTCATTGTCCATTATTTTTGTTTCAACTTGTATAACCGGGAGAGAAGTCATTACATAATTGTATTTTCGCTCTCTGCCGTGATTTCCGTTTAATCCTGCATATGCATCATAGATCGCCCGGAACTCATCAACTTCATTCTCAGGAATGCCGTGCAACTGTTTCACATATTTCTCATAACGTTGATCTATTTTATCTCCCAATAACTCTTTCGTGCCACGCATGAGAGCTTCTATTTGTTTATTCTGATTTTTGCTTGTTTCTGTCAGTATTGTGATTGTATTCTTTAGTTCATGTTGAATATCAATGGATTGCTTACGGTAAGGAGAGTAGAATGAAATCAACTTTTCATCTATCAGTTTGTTAAATTCCTGATAATCTTGTTCCCGTTTTTTAACGATATTTTTTAATTCATTAGCTGTAGAAATAACAAGCTCATGTTCTTTTTCTCTTTCTCTCATAGATTTTGTTTGTAATCCAAGCCAATCTGTCACAAACCATTGAAATAATTTTATTATGAATTGAGCAAATAATAAAACAGCAATCACAGAAACAAGAAAACTAAATGGATTTATCTCTTTCAAATATGAAATTGTATTCATGTTTTATTCGCTTTCTTATTTTGATTATATGCATCGTGTTCTCTCCATTGCTTGAACAGTCTTAAAGTAGGCTCTTTTAGAAACACATAAACGATTTTTTCATTATAACCAGGTTCATTCCAAAGTGGAAAAATACCTTGCCGCATATAAAAATATGTCTGCTTTGGATTTACAATTCTAACCAAATCTTGATTTCTATATTTATCCCTTAAGAAACTTTGATGGTCGAATCCTAAAATACTATTAATAAAAATCTTCCTTTCATATTAAAATGTAAAAAATAGGGATATATAAAACGTCGTGAATTATATATCCCTATGGTATTTTACAATTCACTTAATATTTAATCATTTTGATTTCTGAATTGCTTTAGTTGACTGTTTTATAACCTTTTCAGCTTCAAGATCAGTCCATTTATTATCGTCAATTGGAGTAAATAGCATTTTAAACATTCCTAATGTCATATATACTTTTTCTCTATTTGAAACAATAAAATATCCATCAGAATCTTTCTCTAAAACATAAACAGTAGTAGCAGAAATATTTTCTGGTGGAATAGCAATACTAGAATATTTAATTTTAAATTCTTTCATTTTTATCACCTATCTAATTATACTAGGCAACTTTACTCCAAGTCATCATGTCACCATTCTTATCACTTAGAATATCCCATGTAATTTCAAGAGAACATATATTATCAACATCCATAGTAAGTGTAACATTAGACTGTGGTTTTACATTTGTTAGATGGAACTGAACGAATTCATCATTCTGTTCTGTATTACGTAAATATGTATCACCGTAAATTTCGTAACCACCTGGGAAAGATACATCATCTACAGTAAATGATTTTGCATCTGTTTCTACCATGTAGTAACAAGCAACATATCCATCGTTGTTTGCAAAAGTTGTCGTGTTTAGAGTAATTGTTTTTCCTTCAATACTATATGTATTTTCAGATGTTGCAGGTGTACCAACTTTCTGTTCCTCAAGATTAGATTTCATATCAGAGGTATCAAGTTTATATACTGCAAGCGTACCTGTTTTAATAGTATCGGTTGTTGTTAGTGTTGCCTTTCCACCTTTTACTTGACAAACTTCTCTTTTCATAAATGGTACTTTACCAGCAATAATATCTGCACCAAACAGCATTGCAATAACATCCATATTGAAAATTTCCATTGTTGTAGTATATGTACCTTCTCGGTTGTTATCCCATCTTACAGCCTTAACATTCTTACGATTTGCATATACAGAATCACTAGTAAATTCGATTGTAGATGTTTTTGCATAATCTACATATAATTTAATTTTACCGTCTTTTTTGCTTTTTACTGTCATATTCGCACAGTCTTTTAATCCGTATAACATGCGTTGTACCTTTTCCTTTCTAAAATAAATTTAAATTAAAACAAAAAATCCAAGATAATCAGATTATTCTGAATCATCCTGGATCATGAGTTGCTTAAACCAATGATTTTTACCTGAAATAGACTTCAGATCATAAGAAGCTATTCCAATCTTTAAATTATCATCATAAGTCTTTTGACCTACTTTTGCATGATAACAATTTAGAATTTTCCATATTGTCCAATTTTTTATTTCATTTATAGAAATATAATATTGAGCAAATTCACATATATTGAGTACATCATAAAATGTAACTTCATTCTTTTTTGCTTCACGTGCTCTACCGGCTTGAAGTTTTTCCCAAATATCTCTTTGTCTTTCGGACATATTTGTTGGTGGTCGTTCTGCTTTAAGTTTTCTTATTCCATTTAAACGTAAAAGAATATCTGCAACTATTTCAAAATTATCTTTTGTCAATGAAAAAAATATATTGTCATCAACATCATATAAATCCAACTGATTATTTTTTGCATATATTTTTTCTGGCTTACAAAATATTTTTAAGATAATAGCTACATTACTTAAAAAATTTTCATCTTTCATTATTAAATCTGAGAATAAATTAAAATTATCTTCCAATGTACATTTTTCCGTTATTTCTATAAAATCTTTCGATAATTGAAATGGAATGAAACATCTCATTAGTTTTTGATAACCAATGCTATTTTTAATTTCTCCATAAGTAACAGGATATATATTCAATGATTCATAATGAATAATATCCATTCCAACCAACTCTAAATAATAATCTTTATTCATTTCTTATAGTCTCGCATAAAATCGCTACAAGTATATTGAAGAATTTTTCCCCAAAACGTACTATTTGGAAAATAAGATTGTGTTGGGTTGGATAGGGTAGGAGAGAGCTGTCCTATTCCAAATTTATTACTACCATTTAAAATATCACCAATAATCGCAACTGCAATATCCATACGATTTTTCCCAATATATCCAATATTTCTATATTTTTTTTCAGTCTCTGAATCTATTTGAAGTAAATCTTTATGGCACATGACATATATAGCAATGAACATTTCTTTAGTAGATTGTGAATTTTTTGAAATATTCGTATCTACACAAATTACATTTCGTGTATCTGTTATAGTAGTATAAATAAATGGAACATCATATATGTGCGGTATAAGTTTTACCTTTTCTTCTTGATTGTTAATTTTATATGTATAATCCCCGCCACGAAAGTTATCTGATTTATCAAATCTTTCATCGTGTAATGTTGGCATAAGAATATCTATTAACAGTTCTGATAATTCATGCTGCAATAACAGTTTACATATTTCATTTTTATATGTTCCTAATGCGTGATATTCAAAATTATTAGCCAATTAATACACCCCCTTGGCTTCTAAAATTATACTTGTGTTTTTTTCGGTTTGTTTATCAAAACATGATATTTTAACCATTTCTCCAATATCATCATATTCTTTAGATAATGATATAGATAATTTTCCAGCATCTTGTTTATAAGTTAAATATTGACTAATGTTTGAATCAACTGTCCAAACACAATCTGTACAAATTGTTGTAGTATCTTTACTTTTACTATATAAACTTGCTGATAATATTTCTTCTTTACCAGTTGCTCTAATGCAATTTTTAGGATAATCAATTTGTAAGACTACATCCTCTTTATCTTCAATAATAGGACTTAAAGAATGATAGTCACAAATCCATACTTGTGTTTCATTGTAATCTACTAATTTATCAACTTTTTCATTAAAAAAATTATAAGATAATGTATACGTTACAATTCCACCTTTTCCGAAATATCTATCATCTGTCAAGAAAGCTTTTTTACCAGCTAAACGATATGTATCTGGAGGATAATTTCCTTCAAAATCTATAACAAAACGTTTTCCTCTAGTTAATTTCTTTGTTGCATCATCAACTGGAAGAGTAATACCATATTGATAATCACCAATTTTAATTGTTGTATTTCCTGTTTCACCTTGACTATATTTTGTATAATCCTCAGAATATCCCAAACGTTCTATGATATTTCCATTATCATCCTGCCAACGTAAAAGGATAGTACATAAATACATATATCCTCGATTCCATGCTTTATCGTCTGGATCTAGCAATGTAATCAACCAAACTTGATTATTCCATTTTACATAATCACCTAATCTGATAATATCCGAATGTCTTGTTTTTATTTTCTTTTTATGAACATTTCCATCTGTATCTTTTATTATCATCATTTGCATTGGTGTATCATTTACAATTACATCTGCTGTATCAAATGTATCATCGAAATGTATATCTGCATTTCTATTTACCTTAGCTAATTCTCGTTCACGCTTATTTTTTGTCCCATAAGCATTTTGTAATTTCATATAATATTCAATATCCATAAATCAATCCTCACTATACTGAGTATAATCAATGGTATATTTTAACTCATTTGTTTTCCTATCACGATTTTTATAATTATCCACCATGATTTCAACTTCATGAGTTAATTGAGATATAAAATTGCGATAACTTGTACGCTCATTAGCAGGAGAGAATACGCTAAGATCAGATGGAGTAAAGTCAATTTCCATTGCATGAAGCAAAGTTTCATCACGTTTCATGTAAATAAGGAACATAATTTCAACAATCATACGAATTTCTTTTTGATATAAATGAAAATTCATTTCTTCGTATGTGTCATCATAATCAGAAAAATCAACATCCATATTTGGAATACAAGACAAATAATCCAATGCATCACAAAGATAATTTCTTGCACGATTTTCAGCAATCTCTTTTGCTTTTTTAATATCAACATTGTAATAATTAAAGAAGTTTTTATCTTTTTCTATTCTGTCATAGAATTTATTGTAAATATCTTCAAATGTCGTATTATCTTCATAACGAAGCATTAAAAATCACCGCCTTTATTTTCGTGGTCGTCCCGGTGACTTTTTAACAGTTTTTTGTTCTGTTTCCGTAGGTTCAGATTCTTTTGCTACAGATTTTGATTCTACGGAAGTTTCAGTAGTAGTTTTATTCGACAGTGCCAACTGCTCTGTTAATTTCTTGAGTAGTTCACCTTGTTCTTTTAACTGTTGTTCAAGCTCTGCAACTTTTTTGTTATTTTGTGGTAAATCAGCATCATCAATGATAATATTTGTTTTGACTTTTCCATTCAATAATTCTTTTGTACGAGTTGTGACAATATTTGCGATATCTAATGTTAAACGATACCCTTCAGATTTTAATTTTTGAAATTGACAACGAATGCGATCAAAATCAGAAAGAGATGTAAGAGATACAATTTTCTGTAATCCAATTTTTGTAGGATTTAGAAGAATTTCTCTAATTTCAGAGTTTTTCATAACATTCTCTTTATCAATTCTCAGTTCTTCATATACTTCATCCTCGATTTCCTCGGAAAACTCAAGAATACCATTTCTAAATGCATTACTATTATTGATATATTTAATTTCTTCTAATGTTAATGGTGTCAAACTTGGACGACCATCAACAGAAGGTTCAAATCTAATACTTCTGTTTGGAGCTACATAAGCACATACATAGTTGTCATTATAGTTCAATACAGAAATATGTTTCTGTTCCGCTAATTTCAAACTAATTTCCTCCTAATATTAGGAGGATGCCTATGCACCCTCCTTAAATTTTTGCAATAAAAAAAGACTACTGAAGAGTAACCTTTGCGAAGTTTTCAATATTTGTTAGCATGAAGCCGTAGGTGAAATCTTTTAGCATGATATGAACTTTTTCGCTCTGGTTATTCATATCCTGATATGTATGAGTTTCGCCTTTCATATCTAGTGTCCCCATTTTTCCTGCTACACCATAAATACGTTTATCCGGAAGTAGAAGAGAACCAGTGCCAGTTTTCTTTGCACCTGAAATACTTGCAATACCAATACCATCATATGTTTTAACTAGACCATATCTATTGAAATCATCTTTTTGACTATCGCTAAGATACTGTGCGAAGTTAGGCATACGTCTAATTGCTTGTGCATATTTGCTTAGTGTTACAATAACATTATTGTCAGCTCTATCATTTAGATCATTTAGATATAGAGATAAAGCGTCCATTGCTTCAAGTGTTGGTGTCGTTCCAGCTACAGTGATTACCTGTTCACCACCTGTAACAGCTTCATCTGCCATAGTAAACGCATCAAAGAATAGAGCGTTCTGACAAGCTTCTTTCATAAATGTTGTCAATGTAGCAATAGATTTAAATCCATTTCTGCGAAGATCAGCATATGAAAGATCTGTTTCAACCTGACGATTTTTCCATGTAGGTTTTAATACAGAGATATCAATGTAAGAACGGTCAACTGTACCACCCTTAGCTGCCTCATGAGCAACAAGTGTATTCTTTGGATCTTTGTGACCTTCCGTGTCATCGAATTCACCAACAGAACCTCTTTCAAAAATCTTATCTAGCAGTTCATCAGGTGCATTATATACTTCCTCAGTTACTGTTCTATTGATAAATTCTGCAATTGTACATTCTGGATCTTTTCCAAATTTTCCGATCTCCCTCGCCCATGCATCCTGAATTTCTGCAATTTCTTTTTCCTCAGCATTAAGCGTACGATTATAATTTACTTTTTCAGCAACTTCAAACAGTACACCTTCTTTATTCATTAGCTCTTTAATTTCTGTAGTAATAGCCATTATATAATATCCTCCTTATTAAGAATTTTTCACTGCATCTGCTTCAACACGGATAACAATTAGTTTATGACCATTATCCTCAAAGAATTTTTCAAAAACATATCTTGATGCAACAGTTGTAGTAGCTTTCTGCCAAATTCCATCTTTTACAGATACTGCTGTACCATCAGTAGCGGAATCAAAATCTCCAGCTTTATACTGGTCAGTCGCAAATTTTTCTCCATCTGTATATTTTTCAAGACCTAAAAATTCACCTTTTGCAATTTTTACATAATCTTCATCGTAATCAGACATATCTGTTCTTGCAGCATTAATTCCAGTTGGAATTCTTTCTTTTGTAGCAACATAAATATTAGTTGCAGTTTCAGCAGCTGGTAGTTTTACAGTCGTTGCGTCTTTAATTACAACTCCCATACCAGTTGTCATAGCGACTTCTGCTTTATGCATTGTGTTTTTTGGCTGTGCACCATTTCTTGTCATATCTCTAAGCATTATTTTCCCTCCTGTTATCGTCTAACTAAAAAGTTTGTCATAAATGTAACTGCATCTTCTTCTACTTCATCATTTTCGAGACTTGCAGTAGCAGTAGTAGAATCTGGTTCTGTTATATTTGTTGTTTCATCTTTATCAAAGGAAGCAATATATTTTTCAGCAATTAAACTATTGATTGCGGATTTATTTCTTGCTTCGATAAGTTCTGCAATTTCTGATTTCGAAATTTCTTCATCTGTAAAAAGTCCGCCTTTTAATAAGTTCTTTTTTAAAGATTCTTTTTCTTCTGCAATTTCTGCCTCTACACGTTCTTGTTCAGCTTTTTCCACTTTTGCTTTATAAGGTTCAAGTTCAGAAATCTGTACATTTAGCTTGTTGATTTTCTCTCCGGCAGAAATAATAGATTGATCTTTTAATTCAAGTTCTGCAGTGAGAGCACCAATTTTTTCGTCTTTTTCTGCAAGAACGGTGTTCACTTCTGTAATGGACACGGTTAGTTTCACATCTGTTGGATCAGAAACTGTAACTTCGTCATCTTCGACAGAATATGTAAATAATTTGAAATCTAATTGACTTTCTGCATCACTAGGTTTATACCAAACTGTATGTTCTTCTGGAAACCAGTAAGATATGTATCCCCAATCACCAAGAGCTTTTTCACAAGCTTTTGCAATTTTTCTATACAAATCCC